TTAGAGCTGGTCTTTTTTGCCTGATACCGTTTTGATACCAATCTGGAGCTTTTCCAGCTCCCCCCAGTCTGAGCTTGAGTTGAGCCAACGCGCATACGTCGTCAGCAACATTTGGACGCTGTGGCCAAGTTGCTGAGCGATGAATGCGGGGTTCATGTTGGACATTAAGCATATTGTCGCATAAGTATGACGGCAGTTGTACGGCGGCCGATAAGGCATCGCTAGCGCCTTCAGAGCTGGCCTCCATTGTTTGTGCAGGTCCGAGGTCTGTTTGATGTACTCGCTGTTCTTCGAAGGCGGGAACACGTAAGGCGTGGTTTTGATCTTGCCGATGCCATTTGCGCGACGCTCTGCGTATTGACGGGCTAACTCGAGGGCGTGGAGGGCTCGTTCATTCAGCAGAACAAAGCGGTCCTTGCCGGTCTTGGTTCGCTCCTCGACGAGGCCAAGAGCCACGGTGCGGCAGACATGAACCTGACGTTTCACCAAGTCGACCGCATCCCAGCGCAGCGCCGCGACTTCCGACAGTCGCAGCCCGGTGAAGAATGCGAACTCAAAGAACGCGGCGTAGATCCCGCTCGGCCAGTGTGTCGTCTGATACAGGTGGGCAATAATGCTGTTGGCTTCGTCTAGGGAGAATGGGCTGATCTCCTTTCGCGATCGCTTGGGGCGGTCTATTGTCGTTGCCGGGTTCTTCTTGATCAGATCCTCAGCAACTGCCGCCTCCAAAATCGTCGAGAGTTTGACCAGAGCGTTACGCCGAACACCAGGCGATGTCCACTCCGTGGCCGCAATAACGCGGCGTAGGAGTGCGGGAGTGATTTGATCGAGGCGTATCAGTGCCAGTGGCGGAATCCAGTACAGGTTGAGCGCGCCTTTGTAGTTGTTGCGCGTGCCGGTAGTAATAACCCGACCATCTAGCCAAAGCTGGGCGTACTCGTGAAACGTCGGAATGCTGTTTAGCAGAACGACCGAGCCGGGGAACAGCTCGGCGTACTTGGTATCATCCAAGAGGCCGAGCTTGATCAGGCTTCTTACTTGATCGCGTAGTTGGGATGCAGCTTTAATACCTTTCGGCGTCGCGGGGTAAGGGAGCGTTTCGCATCTTCGGGCCCCATTCCAAGTAAAACGAATCCGGAGGGATTTGCGGAAGATTTCCACTCCACTGGGCAAATCCATTGTGATTCTTGCCATTCTTCATACCTTTTTCTGCTGTACATAATGCGGTTCCCCTGCTTATTCCAGACACCTTCAGGTATCTGTTTGCGTGCGCGACGAGTCGCAAGAGCCCTAAAGGAGATGCCCAAGATATGGGCCATAGCCTCCTCAGAAACCTTATCAACGTCGGGATGAGGCGCCGTTTCCAACGTGCTATTTGTCATAAAATTTGCCCTCGCTTATGCTTGTACGGAGCGCTTCGAATGCGCTTGCTGCCACGCCTGGAACCTGTCCGTTGCCAATGGCCTTAAGTCGGTCCACCCGATGGGCCATCCCATCAGCCACTCGGCCCATTCCGGGTTCAGATGACCACCATCCAGTGCCATCACGGCGTGATCCAGGCGATCGTTCGAGCGGTCGGACCCGGATCGGCGTGTCAGTGCGGCAGGGGAGGATCCCTTTGCCATGCTCGCCACCGGTGTTGGCCATCGTCTGGCGGGTGTCTTCTGCGATGAGCCAGATCCGGTCGCGCTGATGAGGGGCACCGAGGTCAGCCGCTCCGATAACACCCCATCGCGCGTCATACCCCATTTCGGCAAGGTCACCGAGCACCACGGCAAGTCCTCTTCCCACAAGCAATGGTGAGTTCTCCAGTTCGACGTAGTGAGGTCGTACCTCATCGGTAATTCGTGCCATCTCCCGCCACAGTCCGGAGCGAGCGCCAGCGATACCCAATCCGTTGCCTGCGACCGAGATGTCCTGACAAGGAAATCCTCCCGAAACCACGTCAACAAGGCCTCGCCAAGGGCGTCCGTCAAAACTGCACACGTCAGACCAAATCGGGAAAGGCGGGAGCAGTCCATCGGTTTGTCGTTGCGCCAGAATCTGCGCGGCGTAGGCATCACGCTCAACGGCGCAGACGGTGCGCCAGCCGAGGAGGTGGCCGCCGAGTATTCCGCCACCAGCGCCTGCGAAAAGAGCCAGCTCATTCACGCAGCCTCCACAGTGACTTGCTTGGCACTGGAGAGTGGTTGTCCGGCCAAACTGTCCTCTATTTCAGGTTGTAGTTGCGCAGCTATCGCAAGCACCTTTTCGCGCAGGGATCGGGCATCACGCTCTAGCTTCTTGCCAGTACGAAAGGCGCTGAAGGTCTCGGCGGCGATCCGCAGCAGCTCGCCGATGGCGACCAGCGTCTGGTGCTCGGCCGGGCCGAAGAGCGGACCTGCTTCAAGTCCTTTGCAGGTTTGTGCGAGGCGCGTGTGATCGGCCCAGATGAACTGCAGAGAGGCCTGAAGCTCTCGGATGGTTTTGGCACTCGCGGCGCGCTGTATGTCTTCACCCTCGCGCAGACCTGTCTCCAGACCATCACTGCGGCCCATGATGTAACCGCCCCAAAGCAACAGGGCGGCCAGAACTATCAGGATGACGAGTGCACCGATTTGTATTGGGGTCATCATGTGGTGTGCTCCTGGAATTGTCGTTGGCCGGTGGTGACGGCCGTCAGTGGTGTGGGGGCAACACGGCATTGCCCCTCCTGCTGCCGCTGCATATCTTCATCAGCCTTGTAGGCGCGGATGTCGATCAGCGAGGCGACGTGGCGGATGTGCGCGTACTTCAAGGCCTTGCGGCTGGTGTCCAGCGTGGTGATCGGAAGCTGGATCCGGCCGCTGTTGATCTCCGTCACGAACGACTGTTCGTTGAGATTGCGAAAGTACTGCTCGCGGACTTTTTCCAGCGGGATCAGGACGTCACCGAAGATTCGATAGAGCAGTTCAACGGTGGCCGATTCGGGCGCCGGATGCAGTCGAAGCGGATTCTGTGCAGCGTTACTCATGGCCTTGTCGAGCCTCCTTGCGTTGTTGTCGTGCCGGGTGGTTCCAGGCGTTCAGGCAGTGGCGTTTAGTCAGCTCGCGCAGATGTTCGGGCACTTCGAGGAGCGCGGCGTTGCGCTCCTCGCGTGTGCGCATAGAAACGATCTGGCGGGCGTACTCCCTAGGCCACGTCACGGCGATCTGCCGGGATGGCAGGAAGATCGATGTCCAACTGCTCGGCCAACCAACGGATACCGGCCTGCTTCACCCGAGTCGACTGGCTGTACTGCATTCCGCATTTTTCGTCATACCAAGGGCTGTCCTTGATCCGCAGGTACGCCTTGTCGCGCTTCGGGTCCGCCGGCAGGTTTCCCTTGAGCAAACCTTTTTCCCGCATGAGAGCGATTAGTTTGGGGCGAGTGAGGCCGAGTTGAGCGGCTGCTTGGGCAAGGGTGCGTTCCATTGCGTCCCCTCATGCCGCGTGCGCAGCAGGAGTGGCTGCTGCAGCAAGGTGGTTGATGGACTCAATGAGCCTTGCGTAGATCTCGGCATCGGGGTCGTACAAGGTGAAGCAGCGTGTATGCGGACTCTTGTTGCCCATGCTCAAGATGGCGGTGACGCCGCGGCGCGTATGAGTGCGATGCAGAGCCACATGCAGGGGAAGTTCAAAACCCATGTCGAGGCTCAGCACGCCGCCGGTTTGCACCAGTTCGAACACGCGCTGCTTGTCCTGGACATCAAAACGGCCGTATTGACGATCGGCATGCGGGAGATGCACCAGGTCGGTGGAGTTGCGCGCGTCGAACGGACCGTTGGCGATCTCTTCAATGAAGTCGGCCAGTTTGAGGTGCATCTTCTTGTCGTTTGGTAGGGTCAGCGTGTGGCGTTCGCTACCCAGCTCGACGACAAAAGTGCTGTCCACTGTGCCGCGCTCAGCTTTGAGACGGAATGCCAGGCATTCACGCTTCGGTGCTGTGCGTAGGACGTGGTTGAAGGTCTCGGTCAGGTTGACCTGGGCGTTGAGCAACTGCAGGGTGCGGTTGTCGATCTTGTACTTGATCATGCCGCGTGCCCTCCACCGTTCGGATCGATAGAAGAGGGCCGGCAGGACTTGGCGACAAGCTTGGGTTTGCTGTTATGAATGACGACCAGACAGCCTGTCGCGAGCTGCAGCTGTTCGATCAGTTTGCGATTGCTGACGCATGCCGGGTGGACATGCAAGGTTGCGGTGGTGCGCATAGGTATTGCCTCGCTCTGTGGTAAAGAGTGAGGCGAGTAAACAATATGTTTGCTTCTTGGTCAACACGGTTTGTTTGGTTTTATGATATTACGCTGAACCTAAAGGTCTGCTTACCGACCACCAAAACACGCGTCCGAGGATGACAATCCTTTGTTCCAGAACCTGATCCATTGAGTATTCCTTGTCGGGGTACTCTTCACGGTTGAAGCATTTTTGCCTGATTGCCCCACTGGATAATCGCTGTAAGAACCTCACTCTCAAGGAACCGTTGTGCGTCAGTGCATACAATTCACTATCGACAATTCGTGTAAAAGCTTTGTCAATTCCGAGCACTGCGCCATGAGGAAGAAGGGGCTGATTACTATTCCCAACGTTCAGCATGAACACAGCATTATTCGCGTTGACTCCGCATTCTTTTAGAGTTGCAACGTCAAGCGTGACATGACGTTTATGAGCGCTATGTACGTCAACCTGGCTCGATTCTATAGGCGCTCCGCTATGGTCTGCGAGGAAGAACACCAGATCATCTTTTTCAATTGAGTTATCAGGGTTCCATGGAACAATGGAGGTCATTTCATAGGACTCTCCATCATCCGTAACCCCGTAAACGATCTCAGCATCATCCGTAAACATCGGCAGATCGCCGTATTCGAGCCACTCTCTCCTCAGCCCGAGCGCAAGAGCTACTGCGCTTATTTTATTGGCCGGTACCCCTCGTTTTTTCCAGTTCGTAATATTTTGGTCGTTCTCTAACCCGAGTACGCGAGCCAGCTCTGTACCACCTGTGTTGGTCAGCTCCAGCGCTTTCACAAAGCGCTCAGCGTTATTGGATATCAGCCGTGTTTTCATAAACAGTATGTTACCCCGCTTGCAGTATTCCGATAACAAACGTATTGTTTGTTTCGTGTTTGGTGTGTCGAGGTAAATCTATGAGCTCGTTCAATTCACCCCAGATGGGGCCTGTACCCGTTTCCGCTCTTGAGAAAGCGATAGGTTGCACTGCTAGCTCTCCTACGGCTTTCGCTCGAATTATCGGAGTTAGCCCTCAGCGACTGTTCAACTGGATGCGCCGAGGTGTCCCCGTTAAGCAAGTGCCTTTGATTGTAAAAGCGTGTCGAGGAGCGTTATCCGCACATGAGCTAAGGCCGGATCTACCAGAAGTCTTTCCCGCTCCGATCAGCTCCATCAACAGCCAAAAAAACTAGAAAAAAGGCGACCCTAGGGTCGCCCAGTTTCTCCCGACAGCATCACCACAATGCTATCGGGTCGCGATGTCAGAAGGCGAGCACACCACATGCCGCCGACCTTCATCGCGTTTCCAAGGCTCGGAAGCCTTGGTGTTGCTGCCGTTCTTACCACAGAGCTGGCAGCTGTTGCGCTAGGGGTGAACAACGGATTGTTCGCCCCGGCACGGTGCCGGTTATCCCCTGCAAGGGTTCCCGGCGTTTGGGCCATACCAAGCCACGCGGCAAATGTATCACCAACTTCTGTCGCGCGGCACTGGCAACTTTTAGGATTAATGCCATGAGCCGAATTGCTCTCAGTTCTCTGGAACGGGCGCAGCGGGAAATCCTGCCGCTCGATTTAGCGCTGTACCACGCTGCTCGCGATTACCCGGGCGGCGCTGCTGCTATCGCTGCTACAACGGGTCGCAACCCGACCACGCTGCAGCACAAACTGTCGCCGACCCATCCGAGCCACTCCATCAACATTCAGGAGTTTGGCGAGATCCTCGAACTGACCAAGGATCGCCGCATTCTTGATGCGGTGCATGCGCTGGTCGGCGATACGATCTGGCAGGAGCTGGCCGACACCTACACCAACGACATGCCTGAGACCCTGACCACGGGTATGGCCGAATACTTCCGCCAGGTTGCTGATCTGGCCGAGACCTGGGCCAAGAGCATCGGCGATGGTGTGGTGACTGATCAGGAACTGGCGGCGATTCGCCTGCAGGTGTTCCGGGGTATTCAAGGGCTGCTGGGGTTGTTCAACCGCGCCACCTACGTCAACCAGACGACGCGGGGGGCTGGCCGTGGCTGACATCGCCGATTTCGCCAACGATCTGGTGCAGGAACGCATCGATCAGGCCATGGCTGCGCGCAGCGCTGCCAAAGCCGAAAGCGCTGCGCATTCCTTGCTGTTCTGTGAAGCGTGTGACGATCCGATCCCGGAAGCACGTCGCCTGGCTCAACCGGGCTGCTCGCAGTGCATCAGCTGCCAGTCTCTCTCTGAGCGGGGGATTCAGCATGCTCGATGAGGTATTGGGCCAATTCGCCGATTACGGTCTGGAACCAGCGCAACCGCTGGTGTTCGGCAAGCTGACCCGCTGCAAGACATCGCAGGACAAGGGCAAGGAAAAGAACGGCTGGTACGTGGTCCACGAGCAGCGTACGGAGAAGGGCGACACGCTGCTCTTTGGCGCCTTCGGTGACTGGCGTTCGGGCGAGACGCAGAAGATCAAGGTCAAGGCCGGTCGCATGTCGCCGGAAGAACGCGAAGTGATGCGCGCTCGCCAGGAAGAGGCCAAGCGCCGCGCCGCCGAAATCGCAAGTAACGCTGCGCGGCGGGCCGCGAAAAGGGCGCAGGGTTTGTTCGAGCGCATGCCGACCACCGGGCGCAGCGACTACCTGGACCGCAAACAGATCGTCGGTATCAAGGTGCGTTACGCGCCGCGCACCGGTGCGGTACTGGTCCCGATGAACAATGCTCGTGATCAGATCATGGGCCTGCAGGTGATCTTCCCGAACAAGCAGGAAGACACCGGTCGCGACAAATCCTACTGGCCTTACGGGATGGCAAAGGAGGGCACCTTTCATCTGCTCGGTCCGCATCCGGTACCGGGCGAACCGGTGCTGGTTTGTGAGGGTTACGCCACCGGCGCCAGCCTGCACATGGCGACTTCGCTCGCTGTGGCCGTAGCCTTCGATGCGGGCAACCTGTTGGCCGTGTGCAAGGTCATGCGCGAGCGCTTCGCCGGTTGCCCGCTGATCATCTGCCGCGATGACGACTGGAAGACCACCAAGCCTAATGGCGATGCTTGGAATCCGGGCGATGAGAAGGCGAGCAATGCTGCGTTGATCGTCGGAGCCCAAGTTGTTGCGCCGATCTTCTCGATTGAGCGTCACGACAAGTGGACCGACTTCAACGACCTGCACGTCGCCGAAGGCCTCGACGCGGTGCGCCGCCAAGTGCTTGCAGTGGTCCGTCCACCGGCCGCCGGTGGCTGGAAAGATCAACTGGCGCGCAGCGAGAGCGGCGCCCTGATCGCGCACATGCAGAACGTCGAACTAATCCTCGCTCACGACGAACGCTGGGCCGGCGTGATCAGCTACTGCGCCTTCAGCTCGAAGATCGTCAAGTTACGCGCCGCCCCTTATGGCGGTGGTACTGGCGAATGGGCCGACATCGATGACGTGCGCGTCATGAAGTGGCTCGCGCAGCAGTACAACCTGCGCGTGAAGTCTTCGCACGTGATCGAGGCTGTCAGCGTGGTTGCACACGACCACGCGTTTCATCCGGTGTGCGAGTACCTGAAAAAGCTCGAATGGGATCGCGTGCCGCGCCTGGAGCGTTGGTTGACGGATGTCATGGGAGTGAAGGCAACGGATTACACGTCCAAAGTCGGCAAGCGCTGGATGATCTCGGCCGTGGCACGGGTGATGAAACCCGGCTGCAAGGCGGACTCGGTGATGATCCTCGAAGGCGTACAAGGCGCCGGTAAGTCGACCGCTATGAGCGTGCTCGGCGGTGAGTGGTTCATGGACACGCCGTTTGCCCTCGGTGACAAGGATGGCTTTCAGGCGATTCGCGGTAAGTGGATTGTCGAGCTCGGCGAGCTGGACAGCTTTAACAAGGCTGAGAGTACCAAGGCTAAGCAGTTCTTCTCGGCGTCCACCGACACCTACCGCGAAAGCTATGGCCGCAGAACATTGGACGTGCCACGCCAGTGTGTTTTCGTCGGTACCACCAACCAGGACGAGTACCTCAAGGACGCCACTGGTAACCGCCGTTATTGGCCGGTGGCATGTACCAAGGTCGACGTGGCGTTGCTGCGCGAGATCCGCGACCAGCTGTGGGCCGAAGCGATGTTTTGCTTTGAGGCTGGCGATCTCTGGTGGGTAACGCGAGAGGAAGCGCCAATGTTCAGCGAGGAACAGGACGAACGCTTTGTGGTGGACGAATGGGAAACGCCAATCCTGACCTGGCTGGAAGAGTCGCAGATCGGCGAGACCACCACCGGTAGTGAAGTAATGAGTCAGGCGCTCAAGCTTGATCCCGGCCACTGGGGTAAACCGGAACAGATGCGCGTGGGTGCGATCCTGCATCGGCTGGGTTGGCGACGGTTCCGGTTGGGCGCCTTGAGCAAGAGCGGCCAGCGGCCATGGGCGTACAAAAAGCCGGAGGGTTGGGGCAGGGCGCCTGCGCTGGAACAACCTGAGTTTGAGGAGCCGTGCTTCGATGATTAAAGCGATCGACATGGCCCTCAAGCAATGGGCGCAGGAACTGCACAGCGATGAGGTGGCCGCTGGTTACTCGGGCGGCAACATGGTTGCGATGATGATGGAAAGCGGTGGTCAGCTTGTGCGCGGCAGGCGCGGGAGCAGGGTGCCGCTGGAAGCCTCCCTGGACATTGAGCGCATCGTCAAGAAACGCCTCGATCCCGAGCTGATGACGGTAGTCAAGGTGCATTACTTCCAGCCCGACGCACCTCTCGCTGCACGTCTGGCGCGCAGTGGCTGCACACGCAACCTCTACTACCAGCGCCTGCATGACGCCCACATCGTGGTTGAGCACTTCCTCTTGGGGGAAGCGGCTTGATTGTGGTCATCCCTCTGGCTCACGCCGTCCCACTGGCCTGCCTCCGTCCCACCGCTTTTTGCGGTGGTGGGACGGGCGCAGGCCCCGTCGTTGCGGGGCTGTCCCACCGTCCCACCTTTTTCAGACCTCCCGCCCGTGTATGCGTAGCGGGCATCAATGCGCGTGTTCACGCGCACGCGTGTTTTTAAATATTCTCTCTATACACGAGAAAAGAGAGATAAAAGTAGGACGGTGGGGCAAGGCCCCAATCTACGGGGCTTTCAGACGTCCCACCTTGTTTTAGAGAGGTGGGACGCATGGGACGCCAGAAAAGCAGAAGACAGCCGGAATAGATATTCACCGACATTCGCCAGCCATTCCCCGGGCGTAAGCCACACATTCACCGGATGGCATTAAAACGGTCTTGCTGCCACCAGAATCGACCTGTAAAAAGGGGCCATCTTCGATGGGTGCGACCGCAAAGCGCGGCAGGCCACCCACCACCCGACCCGGCCATAGCGCCGGGTCTTTTTGTTTAAGGGGCAGGGCAATGACGAACGAGCAGCAGGCACTGGCAGAGATGCCGATCTGGTTGGTGATTGCGCTGTCATTGGTGGGCGGCGTGTCTGGCGAGATGTGGCGCGCCGACAAGGATGGTGCACGAGGCTGGGCATTGTTGCGTCGCCTCGCACTTCGGTCCGGTGCCTGCATCGTGTGCGGCGTGTCAGCGATGATGTTGTTGTTCGGCGCGGGCCTGTCGATTTGGACGGCGGGCGCCATGGGTTGCCTGACCGCGATGGCCGGCGCCGATGTCGCCATCGGCTTGTACGAGCGCTGGGTGGCCAAGCGGCTGGACCTGAGCGAGGCCGAGCCGAAGGCATGAGCCGGGCAGGCCGGGCAGGGCGCCGATTTTTACGGGTCCTCCCCGAGGGCCGCCCCCTACACGGGTTATCGAACTCGCGGAATCTCTCTAGCTGAAACCTGCGCAGGGATGTCCGTCTTTCCAAAGTGAATGGGGCAGGGCATGGCAGTCGACCGACCGGACCGGGCAGAAACCCGCCGGGGACCCTGGGGATTTCCAAAGGACACGGGGTCGGAAACCCGCGGGATCGTGTTAGTGGGAGGCCCGCCAGCTTACTGAAATTTCAATCCACTGAAATCTTGAAAGGATTCATTGAAAAGCCGCTGAAAAGGAGGGCTTATGAGCACAGCTACGTACCTGTCAAAGAGCGCCTTTGCTGCGCACATCGGACGGTCGCCGAGTTACATCACCTGGCTGAAGGAAAACGGTCGACTGGTCCTGTCCCCCAATGGCAAGCAGGTCGACGTTCTGGCCACCGAAGCATTGATCCGCGATACCGCCGACCCGAGCAAGGCTGCCGTCGCTGCTCGCCACCAACAAGAGCGGCTTCAGCGTGATGTGTACAGCCACGTCGCTGCACAATCCGAACCGACCAACATGGCTGCGCCGCCGCCCGTTGATCCCGCGCAAGGGCAGTCCCCGGACTTTCAGAAAGCGCGTGCACATCGCGAGCACTACTTGGCGCGGATGGCTGAGATGGAGTTTCGCAAGGCGCAGGGGGAGCTGGTGGAAATCAGCTTTGTGCGGAAAGCCGCTTTTGAAACGGCACGTTCGCTCAATCATTCGCTGATGAGTCTGTCGCCACAATTGGCACCACAGCTAGCCGCCCTGTCGGATCCATGGGAAGTCGAACGACAGCTGACTGCTGCACTACGCCAGCGGCTTAACGAAGCCGCTCAAGTGTCCAGTGACGACTTCGGATTTGCATTGAGTGAATGCTAA